GTCGCGCCCGACATTCCGTCCACACCCGTCGCGCCCGACATTCCGTCCACACCCGTCGCGCCCGACATTCCGTCCACACCCGTCGCGCCTTTCAAACTTGTACTCAACGACCACTGGTTCACACTAACAAGCGTTAACGTATCTGTAGCACTTCCGCCAGTGTTATCGGAGAATGATATTTGCTGAAGACTCCTTCCTGCGACGCAAGTGTACACTAAAACATAAGTTATTCCGTATGTCAGCATGTAACTGCTTCCAAACGTTATGTTTGCGGTTGCATTGTTCGATTTGTTCGTTACGGTTAGCGTAGGCGAACCCGACGTTGTCTGAGTTGCACCGAATACAATATTCGTAGAACCGGTTCCGGCAAAGTAAATATAGAGTGTAACGACTTGCTTGTTTGCTATGAATGACGGGTTGCTCGATAACTTTGATAATCCGTACGAGTCTGTGAAAATACTGTAATACAGTGCTCCGCCGAGTCCCGTATACGAATATACGGGAGACTTTGGACCATACAGCATGCTAGTCGTCGTATCCAGATAGAAATCTCCCACATCTCCCACCAGATTTGTTGGGGGTATAATTCCGTTCAAAATGGTGTTGCCATTCATTCCGTCAAATCCGGTCGCGCCGGTAACGCCCGTACCTCCCGTACCGCCGGTCGATCCGCGTGCGCCGTCGGCGCCCGTAGGACCTGTTTCGCCCTGTTGCGAACCTCCATTGTTTTCGCAGGGAGGGCAGTATGTTCCTAGAAATACACCCTTTGAACGGACAAAATCAGTAAAGTCCGACGAGTCCCTTCCGGACATATTATGATGAATCGATAGTTTATGTTTAAAATGCTACCTCACCTCGCCTCACCAAGTCTTTGGTACCAAAGTCTTGGTGTGGTGGTGGTATTTAAACAACTTTACGTCGTGCCAATCACGGGTTCGCGCGTGTCGAACGCAGGGTTCTGCACGTTCGCAGGAACGCCCGCCATGATGCGCAGGAACCCGAACGGTCCGGTGTTGCTTTCTTTTGTGGTGTCGGCGCTCAAGAACGATTTTGGCAGAATGCTGATGGGACTCGTTTCGTGCAGAAGACCGTCGACCAAAATGGTGAAGACTGCAGTCAGAATGAGAGAAATCAGGAGGTCGCGGGTCCCCACGAATGCGACGGCGAACACCAGGACCTGGCGGAGAATGGAGTTGGCGAGGAACTGTTTCTGGTTGCTCGACAGTTCGATCGTCACAAATTTGCTGCCGATGTTCAAAAAAATCATCATGAGTCCTGCAAAGAGTTTGCTGCTATTCAGGGTTTCGAGCAACATATTATTTCAGGAGAAGATTAGTTTAAAACGGCGCTCCTCCCGAGGTAAATCCTTCGCTGCCCTTAGAGTCTGCCTTTTCGAGCACATCTGCTGCAGGTGTCGGTTCCCCGCTGCTGCGCTTGTCCTCAACCTTCTTGTCGACCACTTCGAGCGCCTTGGTCACCGCGGGCATGTCGAGCGCAGACTTTACTGCATCCTTCGTATCCATTCCCTCCTTGCCGTCAGTCTTTTTGGATTTCTTATCCTTGTTCTTCATGAACTCGCGACCCGGGATAGACAAGACCACTGCGACTGCTGCGACAAGCGCTACCAGCAGGGAGACAGTTGCACCGACGTAGACGATGGCGCCGAGAACCGCCAGTTGCGCCAGGGGGTTCGACAGCATAGAGACCACCGCGGCGGGGGCGGGGCGGGTGAAAAACACAATATAGACGGCAAGCGCGCCGGCGATTCCATACTGAACGTTCTTGGAGAGGTGAACCATTCTTATTCTTATTATTAGTTGTCTGATTTTTTATGAGGCGCAAAGGACAATGGCGTCCCTGGACGAAGTTTACGGGGGGCAGTACGGCAGCAAGAATCCACGCCCCAAACTCTTCAACAGTCCCAACCGGCGCACGGAAAGCGCGCTCGATACCCATTCCAAGGTCATTCAAGACCTCGCAAAGTCCCTGCCCATCTCGACGGGCGGAAACGGCGACGACGGCGACAACTATGCGCCCGTCAAGTTCGACGGACCCGCGCAATCGAAGAACCAGCGCGAACCCTTCGGCGTGCAAAACTACACGCCGCCCACGATGCCCTCGTCCTACGACTACGCATATCCTGCCGTACATTCGGGACAGAACGTCGAGTGGGAGCGCCGCGTCGACAAGATTTTGAGGCGCATGGACCGCCAAGAGACGGGGGAGACGTCGACGCACGACCTCGTATTGTACATCTTTACGGGCGTCTTCTTCCTCTTTGTGCTAGATACCTTCGTACATGTTGGGAAGCGCTCCAAGTGAAGTTGGCCAGTTGTTGACCAACTGCCGGATCGTCTTCATAACGGTTCCCACGTTGCGGTTGTTCAAACTCTTTACGTTCAACAGAATGGACGGGTGGACCGGCGATAAAATTTGCACCTTGTCGAAGGGTTCTTCGTCAATGCGCAAAAAGTCGAAAACACTCCACAAGTACTCGATGAGGTTGTCGCGCGATGCAGTGAACATGTAGCGCACATTCGACTCATGGTCGGCATAATTGACCAAAAAATCCCTGCTCATGTTTTGGCGGATTGTAATGATGTCGTCGCGCGCTCGACAGTCTATGTTACGTATAATATGTATTCGTAGCATATTACTTAGATTATTCGAGCGTGTCTAAATATCCGAGGATCGCCTTGAAGAACGCAATGAAGAGTTTCACGGAGGTGGAGCGCGTATCCAGAATCTTCTGCCCGATAACACGTATGCTTTCAGTGTTTTCGTCAAACACCGTGTCTTTCATGGTGTCGCAGACGCGCGCGAAGAAGACCGAGTCGTATACGTCGTAGTGGTCGTAGTCGTAGAGTTCGGCGAGGTTGTGCATGAATTCGCGCAGTTGTTCTGTTCGCTCGGCGGGGTCGTCTGGTAGGGGTGGTCCTTTAATTCGTTTCCTGCGTCGCGGGTTCGCGTTCATCTCGGGCATATCCAGGGTCGTAGTCGTTTCGTTCGTCCATTTCATATTGATCATGGTTGCGCTAGTTTGTTTTACGCGACAACACGAATCCGTTTTGTTTGGGTATAACAAGTAAGAGAATGGCGCAAGCGTACTTGTGGCAGCAGCGATTCGCTCCTCCGGCAGAAACAGCGAGCGTGCGGTTTCCGAAAAAGATCCAGTTCAACCCGAAATGCCCGACGGTCAACAAGTGCGGTCTGGGTGCAGTTACTGCAGTGTCCATCGACAGCAATGCAGTTGTGACATTGACGTCGACGTACAAAATGGAGGGAACCGATCGATTTCGCTTCGCCGTCTCCAACGTGCTCAGCAACACATCCTACACACTCGAGATGAAACAGTCATCGTCAAACTATCCTACTGCAGCAGAGTTGTTTGGCGATTTATGCGTCGTCTCCGTCTCTCCGATTATTAACGAGTATGCTTGCTCGACGTGCAATGTGCTATACACCTCGCTGCCTCCAAGCGCCCCTTTCAATGTAAAAACCACCACGAGCAATGTTACGTGGAATACACCCATCATTCCCGAGAATTACGGATTTCCGACGATCACGTCGTACACTCTCAGCGGCGGAGCGACCTACTTGATTTCGGATCCGAATCTAACGATTGTATCAAACACCGCATCTCTTAGTCTGACGTCTCCGGTCGGTCAGACGACATACGTCTATGCAACCAATATGGCAGGCAGCAGTCTGTTCTCTAGACCAGGGTGACGTCGTCGATCCAGAAGTCGTCGTCGTGGTCGTTCACCGATTGAGGTATGTCGTCCTCTCTCGCGTATATCCCCACGATCCTCAGGTCCTCCATGACTGCCGTCTCTGCTGCAAGGTCAAACACAACCCACAAAGTGGAACCGGGACCCACATGATCGCCCACGTAGTCAAACCGCATGAGTTTGTACCATATATTTCTCTCCTCGATGTCGTTTTCCGCGTTATTGACCATACTTTCGAGGGCGGTCATGCGCGACGCTGTTATCGTCCGCACGTTCAGAATGTCACCGTCCGCGAGCGTTAGCATCAACCAAATCGTCGTAGTCTCAAATTGCGCCATCCTATGATATTTGCGTATACCGAACTCCGCCTTTCCGTTTTACATGATTTGCGCGCATATAAGGAATGCCCGCTACGCCAAAAGAGAAGATACCCAAAGCGCTCCGCGAGCAAGTGTGGTTGCGAACATTTGGCAAGGTGTATACCGCCAAATGTTCGACGGCGTGGTGCCGTAATACGTTAACCGTATTTGATTTTCAGTGCGGTCATGACATCCCCGAGTCGAAGGGCGGACCCACCACTATCGAGAACTTAGTGCCCATTTGCGCCCGCTGCAACCTGTCGATGGGCAGTCAGTACACGTTTCGGCAATGGTCTGCGTTAAGTTCGCCATCGGCGTGGTGCTGCTGCTGCGTCTACTTGCCCGTCGAACCGAACCCGCCAGCGCCACGAGCAGTTGCGGGCAGGTAATCTGCCCACTCGACGCGAAAGGGCAGGAGCGATGGCAAACAAACCTGCATGAGTCGCGTCCCTGCGTGAATTGTGATGTCACCAGACGACGTGTTCTCGAGTGCTGCCATGAGAGGTCCGCGGTACGTCGGGTCAATGAGTCCCACGCTGTTCGCGAGGCGCAGCGGCGTCTTGGAAATCGAACTGCGCGGCAAGAGAAAGAACCCCGTACCCTCCGAAGTCATCATCTGCACTCCAAAATCGGCATACGTCACTTTGCCTGCAGGAAACACCGTGGTTTCCGGAAGGTACAGGTCGAATCCCGAATTGCCCGCAGTGTCGGATTGAGAAACGTAGAGGTTGCGAATGGCGGGATTCTGCGTGCATGCGGTGATCATTTACTCGAGTTTATTTTTACTATCCACCTCTGCGTAATACCGTTTGCAGAGTTGGGTCAGGACGTGGAGGTACTGCCACATGGCGTTCTTGCTGGGTTCGGACAAGGTCTTCCAGTACGTCCGCAGTTTCGAGACAATGTTCATGACCTCGCTGTCGTACTCGCCGCCTGTATAGTTCAGAATGAACGCCTCGTCGCGATCCGTAATTTGCGTCTCGTACTTGTCCACGACATGCTCGCGGATCGTCGCAAGAATCATTTGCGGGTTTGTGCGCTGAATGAGTCCCAAAAAGGTCTGGAACACCGCAAAGTCGGGGTCGTCGGGAAACATCTCTTCCAATTGACCGACAAACTCGGTCAACTGCTTGAAAAATGTCCGCATGTATACGACGGAACCCATGTTATATAATCACAAGCGCAAAGTTTAAATAACTCATTGCCGCGAGACGGTGGCGTACTCTGCGTCGCGCGTCGACTGCAGTCTCTCGAGACTCGACTGGATGTCGGCGTTGCGCCCCGTCTTGCTCGCGCCCTCGGGGACTGCCGCGCCCGCGCCGCCCGCGCCGCTCCCCGCGCCCGCGCCCGCAAAGTCCTGCCCCGTCGTCTTGAGTTCGCCGTCGAGGTACGAGAAGCGCAACTGATCCTCGGGCGTCTTGGTCGTGCCGTCGAACGACGAGTACCCCGACGACATCGTGGACTCATTAAACGACCAGAATAAGGGTTCGGCGGGTTTGGCGGGTTCGGCGCGCGCCGTCGGGACTTCGCGCCGACTCTGCACGGGTTTCGAAAGGTGGGCGAAAATGTTCGCCTTGCCCACGAGAACCTGTTTGCTGTCCGGAAAAATGACGGTGGGCACCGATTTCAGTTCGGGCGGCATCAAGTGGCGCGGGGTCGTGTCGACGCTCACGAAGCGGAAGAGCGACGCTTTATTCAGCGCCTGGATGGTTCCGATCACCTCCTTCGAATTGGGACAGCGCTCGCTGTAGAAGAGGATGGGCGTGTACGGGTTTGTAGACATTTCGGTAGATTAGATTTCAAAGAGATAAAAACGAATATACGGATAACGAGTCTGTATGTCGGCAATAGAAATGTCGTCTGCTGCCATACTGGAAAACGTCCAGACGTCTCTCGGGGGGTTCCGCATGACCTTTGAGTTGCGCGGCGTACCCGTGCAGTTCGCCAACGCGCTGCGGCGCATGCTCCTCAACGAGACGCCCGTGGTCGAACTCACAGACGTGCAAATACTGGAAAACACAACGCTCATGCCGCACGAAGTCATGAAGCACCGCGTGGAAATGCTGCCCGTCAAGTGCCGCCCGAGCGAGGAAGACACGGTGCGCAACGCCCGCATCCTGCTGCGCGTGCCGCCCGTTGCCGATGGATCGACGCGCATACTGACCACCAACGACTTTGTGGTCGAGGCGACCCGCACCGACCTTCTGCTGAAGGACCGCGACCTCGATACGCCCATGTTCTTCCTGAAACTCCGACCTTCCGAAACTGTGCATTTGACCGCACGTCTCCGCGTGAACCCCTCTTCGTCGCAGTTGTGCGTGGCGACGTACTCGTACCACGTCGACGAAGAGGTCGCCAAGTTGGACTCGGAAAAGTTTGCCGACAAGGTGCAGTTCACGAACTTTCACCGTCAACTGTCGTACCACCGCGACGCGCAAGGGCGACCGGACTGGTTTGACTTCACCGTCGAAAGCATCGGCGTCGTTCCCGCCAAGGACGTCGTGCTATTCTGCCTCAAAGACCTCATGCGGCGCGCGCCGCTGTGGGTCAAGGAGTCCTCCATCGTGCGCGAGGCGGAACCGAACGTATACCACATCGTGTCGACGACGGAAGGGCACACGATGGGCGCGCTCGCACAGGTCATCGCCTACGGTCTCGGCATGTGCTCCTTTGTGTCGTACGACGTCCCGCACCCCCTGCGCCCCGAGATGAAGTTCCGCTTCCGCAGCGTGGACAAGACGCCTGAGGAAGTCCTGACCGCCGTCGTCGATGGAATCACAGGGTTGTGCCGCTCGACAATTTCTGCCATGGAGTAATAAGGTGGCGTATGTCGGGACCCGGAACCGAAATGGAATTCAATCCGCAAAGTGAATTCGAAATTATCGAAGAGTTTGAGTTTGACGAGGACGTGCAGCGCCCCGAGGCAGTGCGTTTTTTCACCTACACCGAGCAGGCGGGCGATTTCATGGAGAAACTCCTGCCCAAACAGGGCAAGGTTTCGAAGGGCGACATCCGCGCTGCCGAAAAAGAAGTTGATTCGTTCACGCTGCTGTACAATCAACTCATCCAGGAAACGCCGGACGGGTTCATTCCCGTGCCGCCCTACGTCGCTCCCAAAACCCTGCCATGGGTTCGGTACACCAACATGGGAAGACCGAATAGGTCTACAACCTACCCGTGGCCGACAAACTGGATGCCCCTCTACGGCGACGCCGAAGGTCTGGCGCCGAACTACTACATTCGCATGCTCGACTCTCTGCCCAAATCGGCGCTGACGTGGGCAGAATCCGGCGAGGGCGTTCCGGTGTACGACAAATCCGGAAAAGTGGCGATGGACGGCGGGCGCTACTTCCTCGACAGGTACGTCTATTCCAAGACCAAGCACCGCGACGACGGCACGTTTGAGATATCGAAGGTACCCCGGGAAGACACGCAGGACTTTGTGCGGTTCAAAGGGTACTCTGTGCAAAACCCCCCGCTCGCCCCGCCCAACCCCGTCGAGAATCACCCCTTCCTGTCCGCGCACCCGGATCCCGTGATCATCGAGAGCGACGAACCCCTGCGCGAAATCATGCCCTCTCTCGAAACCATATTCCAGCACGCAATCCCCGAAACGCCCGACCCGTACGGCGCTGCTGCACCGTACCTCAAGATCTACGACATCAACCTCCGCAACATCCCCGCGAATCTGTGGGCGTCCAAGTTCCCGCCGCTGCCCGTGATCGAGCAGACCCCCCCTCCCAAAGCGATTGAATTCGCAGCAGCACCCCAGGACGCGCCGCCCAAGACGCTCGTGGACGCGTACAAGTCGCCCTTTTATCCCGGACTGTCCGCGCGCAGATGGTTGTCGGGGCAACCCGACGGCGGCGCCCTTCTTTCGAAGATCCTGCTGTCCGAGTCAGGAAACGTGGGGATCCTCCCGATCCCGCCGCCCAGTCTGCTGCCCGAAGGAATTTCAGGAATTCTGCACGGGACCCCCGAAGAGTGCCTGCCCCCCGAAATCACGGGGTTCGACGACTTTCTGACGCGCGGAATTTACCGGGCGCCCAAGTGCACCGTCTGCGGCGCCACGGGACACGGCGGAAAGCAGTGCCCCGACAAGAAGGGAAAGGCGGATTTCCAGGATGGATACGGTTGCGTCCCGCTCGCTGCTGTCGCGTTCGAGCGCGAATTTGCGCCTTACGTCGGAAAAGCGCCGTGGGTGCCCGGGACCGACGAATCCATGCTCAAGTCCCACCAAACGTATCTTAAAAAACGCATAGAGTTCGGCGACGAGATCTTCGCCAAACCGCCCAGCGTCGACCCTGCTGCTCCGCCCAACGAGACCAGGTCCCTCATTTCCGCGATTCTGGAGGACGAGTTCAAGGTCGACGAAGATAAACTTTCGGACATCCGCGTGCTGCTGAAAGAGGGGACCGTTGTGGAAAATCACGTGTACAAAGACGCGGCGACGGGCGCCTTCCTCATTTGCGAGCACGAACTGGAAAAGTTGAGCGGCGAGTTTGCGAAAAACCCGCGGGCGTACCTCCAGACCTGGTGCGCAAAATACTCGGGATACTACGTGTGCAAATATTCGGGCGAGAGGGTTGCCGAAATTTTGGAGAACAAAGACGAGTTCGACGAGGAGGGACACGTGACCAACCGCCACGACGCGATTTCTGCGTCCGCAAAGGGAGTCACGCAGGAGCACCTGACGTTCGCGCTGTCGCTCAAGAACCTGCAGTCCGTCTTCAAACCCACGCAACCCGGCGAAGATATCATGTACCTCTTGCTGTCGCTCATGCAGATCCTGCCCGAGGAAAAGCAGTTGATGCCCCTGGTGGGCGTCATGCGCACCGAGTCCGACAAATTGCTGGCGCGCTTTGCGGGAAAGACTCTGCCCGCCAAAGCGCAGAACGACCTGAATCTCGCGCTCGCAGTCTACGGTTTCAACGCGACCGTGGTGCTCATGCAGACGCACCGACCGCAGTTGGTCCCCAGGCGCTCCTTCGGTTCGCAACCGCTCATTCTGCGGGGGTTTCCTCGCGATACCGACGACGCGAACGACTGCCCCCTCGTCGATTCCCTGCTGAGCGTTCTTCAGCGCACATTTGAGTCGTACCCCACGACCTTTCGCGGCGCGTCCGTGGCGTTTTTGCGCACGCTGCTGAATGATAGGAAAGCAGTGAAAAAGATTATCGTGACGTCGATGACGAAACAGTTCCTGCCGAAATTCCGGGACATGCTCATGCTCGCGCGCGACAACGTAGAGTCGGTCGATGTCGGGTACGTCCTCAAGCAATCCTTCCGCCCCGTGGTCACCCGCCTGCCTGCTGTGCTGTACACGCCCACCGAAAACGTGACCAAGGACGGCAGGGAGTCGCGGTACGAGTGCGCGGGGTCGTGGATGCGCCTGCTGCTGGGGTCGCGGTTCTCGTACGTCCAGGCGAACGCGCCCATCGTCGAACCGCTCCGCCCATCACGGCGAGCAATCGCGGTCGTCGCCCCGCCGCCCACGCCCGAAGGCGCCGCGCCCGCCGTCGAAGACGTGCGCCGCCGCATCAAAATCAAGGCGCCCGCGTACGCCCCCCTCCAATCGATGTTGAAGCAGGAAAACGCTTCGACGCTTCGACTGCTGCTCCTCCGATTTTTTTCGATGATCGCGCAGTACCGCACTGCTGCCAGCGAAATTCGCAAGTACATTCGCACGATGCGCCCCGCGGTGGAAAATTCGGTCGGCGATCCCTCGCTGCTGCGCGATTTCTATAAGGGCGTGCTGCTGGAATTTGGCGCGATTGTCCACGCAGTCCCGCCGCTGGCGGTGGCGTACGAGCGCGACTACGTTGGCGACGCAACCGTGAAATCCCTGCTCTCGAACGCCGCCGAGACGCGGAAAACGATCGACGCGCTGTCCACGAAGGAGCGCACGGAGTTCAGGGCGAGGTTGCGGCGCATGCCGGACGCGCTGCGCGAAGAGACCATGACGCTCGTGAACCTGGGTCTGGCGCCGTACCTCATTAGCAAGTCTGATAGGGAGGGATTTTTGCAGCAGTTGCAGGACGAGAACCTGGTTGTGCAGGAAGAGATGCCCCCGTTAGAAACCGCAGAAGTTCCCGCGGACCGCGACGTGGGACCGCAGGGTGAAGTCCCGATGGAGGGCGGCGTGGAGTTGGAGTACGACGAGGGCGGATACGGCGACCGGCGGGCGCGCGTGGCGGACGGCGAAGAAGCGTACGACGGCGCGACCTACGACCTCGGCGAAGATTTTGGGAACTAGGTATAATCAGAGAATGAACTTTATTGCGTCGGTCGAACCCCAGTGGATGCAAAACATCCCGAGCGCCGTGATCTGCCAGTACTTTTTCGTGATTTTTGTGCTCGTTGCGGCGCTCGCGGCGCTCGTCGTCGTCTCTGATATTATGCGCCTGCTGTCCCCCAAAAACAAGGGCGGACTCTTCTCTCTGGTGCGGTCGCTCGTGATGCTCGCACTGCCGGTGGTGAACGCCCTGTTTTTGTACATTCTTTGCAGTCGCTCCCTTCTGGAGGGCGGCGGCAAAAAATAAAGGCGTAAAGTAATGTCGGCGTTCAAACTGGCAAAGAAGCGCACGGTCCCGGAAATTGCTGCGGATTTGGCGCGGTTGAAGCGCGAAGAGAAAGAATTGAGACACACTCTCAAACACAGTCCTCGTCATGTCGGGGCTAAAACTGCACTGATTACGACCTGGTCGGAGATTGAGCACACGAAGCGCGAAAAGGGCGTGCCGAAACGCGCGGGCAGGAGGACGGTGAAGCGCACAAAAATGGATCGTCGCAGGCGGCGTTGATTGAATGCAGACAGGCGAGACAGAATGGATACAACGACGAACATCTACATACTGCGATTGGCGAAGGGAAAGTTCTACGTGGGCAAGGCAGGGGACGTGCAGCGGCGGTATGCGGAGCACCTGCGCGGTAAAGGCGCCGAGTGGACGCGCATATACCGCCCGCTCAACATACAGACGATTATTTACGATACTTCACCGTTCGACGAAGACAGGTACGTCAAGGAATACATGAGCAAGTTTGGAGTGGACAGCGTGCGCGGCGGGTCGTATTCTCAGACAGTTCTCGATGGCGCGCAAAAGAGCGCCATCGAGAAGGAATTGAGGATGGCAGAAGATTCGTGCGTGCGCTGCGGTCGCGCAGGGCATTTCGTAGCGGCGTGCTATGCGCGCACGGATGTGGACGGCGCGAGTCTCGTAGCAAAAACTGAACCGCAGAAGCGACCGGTTTCGTATGGATTCAAAAAATTGATCGTCTCGTATGAAAGCGACAGTGATGACAGCGACGACGACGATTCGTGCCACCGGTGCGGGCGGGAGGGCCACTGGGCAAACAAGTGCTATGCGCGATGGGATGTGGACGGGTGTGAGTTGTAATGTAATTTTATTCGGACCAGTCGACGAGAATTCCGCTCTCGATCACGCGCCCGTTCATCGCCTTCGTCTCGTGGTATTCAATCAAGCAGTCGGGGAATGTCTCTCGAAGTTTTTCGATGACGTCCTCCGAAATGTCCGAGACGTTGCGACCGCACAAGTTTGAGGTTTGTCCAGGCATAGAGTTGTAGAAGTAGCGCGTCGGCGATTCCTTGCTGCGAGTCATCATGTCATCGAGTGAAACACCGATCGACGCGGTCTGTATCACATTTTGCTGTATGGTATCGCTGAGCGCCTTAATGTTCTGTTTCCTCTGCACGATTCGCTTCTCTTCCTCAATCTTGGCTTTCAGTCCGCGCAGTTGCTCTTTCGTCATGGTCTGCTGCATTCTCTCTTCTGCTGTTCGAGTTGGGGGGGTCGTGTGGATACGTTTTTACGCCTGCGCCGAAAATTGCCGAAAATCGGCAAAACGGATAAATGTATTTAAAGACTTCCTGTATGTATAAGTAAAGATGCCGAAGTATTCATGCGAGAAGTGCCTGCGGACATTCGCACGTAAAAGTGGGTATACAGATCACATGAATAAAAAGACAGACTGTGCGCAGACAAGCGCCGTCAAAGCAGTTCTTGAAAAAGTTGCGGAGTCCATTGCCCCCACCAAATCGGAGGTGGCAGACCTCGTACTGTCAGACGATGAGTCTGTCCGGAAGGCAGAACTCCAAAAATTCTTCGAGGATTTGCACAATCTGCTCTGGTCTGTTTCGGGACTTACTCCCGAAAAGGCGCTTGATCACATGATGTTCTTCTTCGCGTATCGACTCTTTGAGAGTCAGGCGGACGAACTCAAACTCCCGAACGAGTGTCGTTGGTCCTACCTTATGAATAATTTTAAGAACAGTGCAACGGATCTTGACCAACAAGTGAGGAAAGGCAATTCTTGGTTCCTCAAGGACGCTCGGACGAAACTGTTCTTCAAGCAACACGAAATCAAGCGCGCCGAGATCGTACAACAAGTTATGATCTTGATCAATCGCATTCCTATGAGTGTTCTAACAAACGGAGACACGCTCGGTGACATTTTCGAGTACATGCTTGGTCGCGGCATGAGTACGATGTCCGATGAAGGGCAGTACTTTACAAATCGCAATATATGTAGTTTGGCATTCGATTTAGCATATAGTATCAAGAAAACCGTTCATCGTCCAGACGGTTCGGTCTCTACGTTTGCCGACTGGTTCGCCGGGACCGGAGGGTTCCCTGCAGAATTCGTGAAGGGTGCAACTCAAGCGGCTATAGAAGAGGGAAACCCGATAGTCTGGAAGACGGCGTCATCGTCAATATATTGCCAGGACATGAGCACAAGTAGCGTGACAACGACACTACTGAACATGCTCATCTTAACGGGTGTTGCGTTCCCTTCGAAGAATATTCGCAGAGGTGATTCGTTCAGGGATCCAATCACCATGGGAGATTTGGCGCCGCATAATGGCGTTTCAATTGATTACTGTTTCATGAACCCTCCGTACGGGGGTGATAAGACAAAGGGCAAAGATTACAAGTTCATGTATTCGAAGAAGGTCAAAAACGCTACTACTGGAAAAATGACCACCCAGTACCAGGTGAATTCGGAGATCCAGAGCGTCGGAGTCGAAGACAACGATAAAGTATCTGCAGGTCTTCAGTTGGCGATGGCGACTCTTTCAAGCGACGGTGGAGTATGTTGTATCGTACTGCCACAGGGCTTCTTCTTCGGTGCTTCCAAGAAATGTGTAGAACTACGCAAGAAGATTGCTGAGGAATACAGAATCCACTGTGTGGTTGATATTGCGTCCGGTGCGTTTGCGAATACTGGGACGAAAACCTCTATGTTGGTCTTTCAGAAGGGCGTTGGTGCTACCGAGAAGGTAGCATTTATTGGTCTGGATGAGAAGCCGTTGGTTGAAGCGACGCTCGAAGAGTTGCGAAAGAAGAACTACTCGCTGAATTTTAAACAATATCTACCTCAGACTGCGGTGGAGGTGGAAGGGTCTCAGATGGTAAAGTTGGGGGATATTGCGGAAATTCACTTTGGAGAACGTATCACAAAAAAGGATAATCTAGGAACATTGTTTCCAGTTTATGGCGGCGGAAATGATACATTCAGGACAGATAAGAAAAATAGGGAAGGAGTTACTTGTAAAGTGAGTCGTTTCGGGATTTCAGAACATAACTGCGTTCAGATTATTAATGGTGAATATTGGCTTATGGATTCAGGATTCACCATTAATGCTAAGGCGGATAAAGCGATAAGTTCCTACCTATGGAACTGGTTACTCCAGAATAAAAAAGCGGTGTACAATTGCGGCAGAGCAACCGCACAGATGAATATGGATATGGAGACTTTTAAGAGTCTCGCACTTCCTCTCCCATCCCTTGAACGCCAACAGCAAATCGTAGATGCGATTGACGGTTGGACGAATCTCGCACATCAGGAGGAGGTCGCACTTGGTATCCTTGAGAAACAGCTGATGTTTCAGGTGAAGGAGATGGGGCGCGGACAACCTCGTGTGAAGTTGGGAGAGATTGCTGCATTTACATTTGGTTACGGGATCAAGTCTGAAGACTTCGGAGATTGTGGGCTTCCTATTATCAAGACTAAAAACTTTAAGGATAACAGTGTTTCCATTATCTCAACCAACCCACGTAGTAATAAGAAATATGATGATAAGTATCTTATTAAGAAGGGTGACCTTCTGATGGTGGTTGATGGGGCGTGTGGAGAATCAGCCATTTGGCGTGAAGACGAAGACGGATGGTTGAATCAACACGTGGCTAAACTGACGATTGATAATGAAACAACACGATTGTATGTAGCATTTGTCATGAAGGGTGACATGTTTAAGGAGTATATACAATCAAAAATTGTTATTACTACGATCCCGCATATGCAAAGGGGTGTAGCAAAGGACTTTGAACTGCCTCTCCCTCCTCTCACCGAACAACAAACCCTCCAATCAGACTTTGACGAAATCCGACACAAGCATCAAAAAATCGCCACCTACAAGACGAAGGCACAGGATGCAATCAAACGCCTGATTCCCAGCGCAGAGTAATTCGACTACCAGATCAGTTCTCCGCGATCATCCGGAAACTCATCGGAAGCGTTCGTCCAGTCGTGGTAGAATTCGTCCGGATGTTCGGGCAACGTTGAGTCTTTTTTCATTTTGTAATCGTCCCACGAGTAAATACCACGATCCCGGCATACTCGGTGAAACTCTGATTTGGTTGGAGGAAACGAACACGTGTCGATACCCAGATAATCGTACCATGAGGTCCAGTAGCCTGCAAATTCCTTCTTCGGGTCGGGGATAAAGCAGGGGTGGCGCTTCTCCGAGTCTTCATACTGCACCTTGCTCGTGAGTCCAAGATCCCTGTTGATTTTTTGGAGGTCGGCGTACCTTTCACGGGGTGTTTTGCGCTTCCCTACCTCTCGCCGAGTGTATAACTCCTGTACATGGCGGATAGTTTCGTCAAGATCGGACAATACTCCATTCACCCGAAGATTCCCAAAATAACTGCGAACTGTATCTGCAATTTCTCCAGAACTCATCCCCGCACCGCCCTCTTTCTTGCCTTGAATGTACTCAAGCACGTCAAGAACGATATGATTTTTCACGTCGTCGGGTGTAGTCCTCTCTTCGCTGGGGCGTGCAATGTGGATCCACGCCTCCTTTTCAGGGTAGTCTAGACGCATGCCCCGCCCACAAACCTGCAGAATGATATACGCAGCAGCTGAGTCGCCGACAAGCATGGAGGTCATTTCCACGCCGCGAACATCAGACCCCTCACGATATCTTTGGCAGACAATCATGATCCGAAGGGTGCCGTCGGATGCCGCCGCCACAAACTCGGAATCGTCACGCTCGCCGTTGATCGCGCTGTAGAACTTTATGTCGGGATAGTTTGACTTGGCATATTTGGATGCATATTGAACATCCTCGATCGACGATTCAATGTACGCAATAATCTTGCCGGTTCGAAGACCGCCGAGCGCCTGCTTTAAACGTGCGGTTTCAATGAGGTCACGGACATACGCCTCGAGAACAGCATTGCGGTCCTTGTTGTTTTCGAGCACGGAGATGTGATACCTCGGAGGAGCAATCCACCCCTCTTTCACTGCTTCGTCGATGTCGCACCGGTGAATAACGGAAAGCGATTCTCCAAAGAGGTCTACGAGTTTTTGGCGCTGTGACGGACTCGAAGTCTCCGGAGTTGCAGAAGTGCCTGTGAGATATTCTGCACCCCAAATGTCTACCATCTCCTTGAGGTTTTCGAGAAACACCTTACCTGTGATCCGGTGGACCTCATCATAGTGCACATGATTCATTGGGGGGAGGCGCTCAAGTGTGGATTTGTCGGTCAACGCGCTGTGGGTAGCAATCACAACCACATGCTGGGTGAGAGGGATCGTAACGGTCGACAATTTGCCTTCGGAACCGTCCAGAAGCGTTATACCAAAGAACCGGAGTTGCTCGAGTTGAGATATCAGCGTTTTGAGAATGTCGTTCTTAGGCGAAACGAGAAGGCAACGATACACCTTGCCCATGCGCTTGAATCGCTCGGCGGCGAGAACTATCATGATGAGCATTGCGATCGTCTTTCCAACGCCGGTCGGCCATTGGACAATCCCTTTATAGAGACCACCGGGGTGATTGTCGCATACGTTTTCAAATATGGTCCAGAGTTCTTGTTGTATGCGGCGCGGAACATTGCCCGGCAAGAATTTCGAGAAGAACGTTGAATCTATTTCGTCCAGAACGCGGTCTTCCTCGTTGGCGGTGGAGATTTCAGACGGACTCGCGGTTTCTGCATTGCGCCGGATGTCCTCTAATTCGCTGGGCGACAACCGACAGGTTACAAACGGTTGTGCTGCCATCCACTCGTCTAAAACTGTCAGTGGCGTAGTGAACCACTCTGTGGAACGACCAGTTCTCCGGTACATTCTGTCCTTCAAGAAACGTCTGTGAACTGCTCGCTCGATCGACAACATGCTGCGAAACGTGTCTGCGTTGACTTCCCAGACCGCATAATACTCTTTTTCGTGTCCAGGAGCATCGCCAGTCCTGTACACTGCCAATCTGTGTACAGGATATTCCGTGCATCCCAACTTGACATTCCGGAAACTATCGAGGAGCGCGTAAATGTACGCCTTCATAACTTTGTTCGCCATCTTGGATTGAGTATGCACATCCAAAAACTCATCCGTTTTCCGATCCATTGAAGTCTCAACCCATCACCATAAAGTCGACGGCGTAGTCCCGCTCCTTGTACAACTTGAGTCGCGCCTGAAATTGGCGGCGAAACGTAGAATCTACAATGTCCACGATCAGCGGATCGACCGTTCTCTTTGTTTTTTCAGTCCGCAGAATGCGCCCCACGATCTGATCGATATCCGGTCGCGGCGTTGCCATCACGAGGGTGTTCAGGGTCGCGACATCGAAACCTTCTTTGCACATGGCGTAGGTTGCAATGAGTATCTTTTTGCTAGCGCAAAACTCTGCGCGCTTGGAGGCGGCGACAGTCTGTGCAAGAATACATGCGTTCCCCTTCTCGGGGTCGGAGTCGAGCAGCGCGAGGATATCCTTGCAGTGCTGGACGCGGTCCGAAAGAACCAGAATTTGGCGGTCGGGGGTTTCGGCAAGTATATCTTTCAGAATCTGGGCGATCAACTCAGTCCTCGGAACGAAAGCAGCAAGTTTGTTGACCATGCCCGCGACGTTCATGACGCCCTGGGTGTTGTATAAAATCGTGTTGAACGCGGTGTCGGCGGGTTCGTGCTTGTACACCTCCACGTGGACTTTGGCGTCGACCTTGTCGCCCGAGTCGGACTTGTAGAGGATGGGACCGAGGAACCATTCAATGACGTGCATGAGACCGTCCTTTCTATCAGGAGTTGCAGAAAGACCGAGCATGTGCTTCGAGGTGATCTTCTGGAACGCCTGGACGAAGACTTCGGACGCAATGTGGTGGCACTCGTCGACGATCGTGAGACCGAACCCCGCAAAGGTTCCTTTGGGGTAGTCTTTCATGGACAGGGACTGGATCATGGCGATCACAATATCCTGCTCGTCGACGTTTATGGTGTCACCCTGGATGCGCCCGATGCGCGCTTTCGGGAGAAAGGCGCGTATGCGATCCTCCCACTGGTCTTTCAGAAAGGTGTTGTGCACGACGATGAGGGTTTTGAGTTTCAAAGTGGAGGCGATGTAGAGGGCGCAGACGGTCTTGCCGCCGCCGGTCTGGAGGCAGATCATGCCGTCCTGTGTGTATTTACTGACCACATCGACCTGCAGCGGACGGAGACTGCCCGTGAACTCCCACCTATCCGACGCGACCGCAACCATATCGGTGGCGGCAGGACCGAAGCGGGCAATACCGAACTGTTTGGGGACGTACAGAAAGTTTTCGGTCTCGGAATAGACCGGATATTTCTTGACGAAGCGCGGTTGGACGAAGACGGCGGGGATGTTGGGTTTCACTGTCAACTCTTTTTTGAGTTTCGTCATGTCATCAATCGTCGATTTCACGACCTTGTACCCGTTTCTGGTTAACATATATCGTTATTCAATTCGGGTGGAATGTTATTCGTTTTAATTGACTAATATATACAAAGCATATAATGCCTACTTTGTCTGGACCCACCGGGTTTGCCGCAACGGCGAACGGATCGGGGTATATCGTTCTAACGTGGTCGCAAGTCACCGGGAATACCGGATACACATTGCTTCGCTCTACGGTGTCTGGAGATTATTCTGCGCCCGTGACTGCCACCGTCGCCACGAATATCATCACGTACACCGCCTCCACCGGATTAACGCTCGGGACGCCCTACTATTTTGTCGCACAGACCTCGAACGCCAGCGGTCTCGGGGCGTATTCCGCACAGGCGACCGCCACTCCGCGCACCGTGCCATCCACCATGTCCGCCCCCACGTTGACTGCAGGAAGTTTGAACATTTCAGTGGCGTACGTCGCGCCCACCAGCAGCAACGGTGCTGCCATTACATCCTATTCCATTCAGCGCTCCACAGTTCTTGCCATGACGACGCCCACAACCGTTTCTACACTTTCCAACCCGTATCCGTCTACGGGTCTTCTGAACGGGACGATGTACTACTACAACATTGCCGCGTCCAACGCCGCGGGTCTCGGAGTGTACTCTGCGGTCTCCTCCAACACGCCCGCTGCCGTTCCGGCGATCGTCGTCATTTCGTCAACTGCGGCAGGATCCAACACCATCAGTTTGGCGTGGACGGCGCCTGCGAACAACGGCGCTGCGATCACAAGTTATAACCTGAACTATTCGACCGATACTAGCAGCACGGGGTTTACATCTCTGAGCAGCGGACTCCTCGTGAGTCCGTTCGTGGCGACGGGTCTCACAAACGGCAGTCTGTACTACTTCCAGATGGCGGCGAGCAACGTCATGGGGTACGGTCCGTATTCTCTGGCTGCTTCAAACACGCCGCGCACGGTTCCTTCGCCGATCACAGATCTTTCGGCGAACCCGTCCGGTGTATCTACCTCTCTCATTCTGAGTTGGGTTGCGCCGTGGAACGGAGGCAGCGCCATTACGGGATACCGGTGGTATCAATCGTTAAGTTCAGGAATGACTGCGGTTACGTCTAACGCAACACTGATCACGACGCTGTCGACGACTGTGACGCCGCTGGTTGCCGGCACCACATATTACTACCAGATCGTGGCGTCGAACGTGGCGGGGTTCAGCGTCTCGTCGGCAGTCATATCCAACTACCCCCGCGCAGTACCCGCAAGCGTAGGAACCGTGACTGCCACCTCGCTGAACCAGAGCATTTCGCTGTCGTGGTTGGCGACGACCGCGAGCAACGGTTCTCCGATCTCATCCTACCTCTCTGAATACTCGCTGTCGTCAGGTCCGGCGGGTTGGACGACTATTTCAAGTTCGTCGGCAAATACAATTGTTGCAACGGGTCTCTCGAACGGCACGTCTTACTACTTCCGCGTGTCTGCGTCCAACGTGGCGGGGTATGGTCCCACATCGACAGTTGTGACAAAGATCCCGTACATGGTTCCCGATAAGGTAGGCGCAATAACAGTGACGCCGCTCGCTGCGAGTGTGTCGTTGGCGTGGCCGACCACTACTGCGAGCAACGGCACTGCAATCACGAGTTACTACTACTACTGGTCGGTGTCGGGCGGGGCGTTCACCGGCGTCTCCAACGCGAGCAACGTCTACAGCGCTGTAAAAACGCTTCTAACAAATGGGTCGACCTACAACTTCTACGTCGCCGCATCCAACGCTGCCGGATTCGGTCTCTCGTCCGACGTGGTGACGACGATCCCGCGAACAGTTCCCGGTGCACCCACGTCCGTCGCTGCTGCCGTGCGCACCTTCGACAGCGTCACGTTCACGTTTGTTCCGCCCGCGTCCAACGGCGGCAACGCAATCACCTCCTACATCGTCACGCCGCTCCTCGACGGCACGACCGCACAGACTACCGTCAGCGGATCGTCGAGTCCCATCATTGTATCGAATGTGATTCCGGGTCGCGTGTACACGTACAGGATCGTTGCTTCCAACGACGCCGGCATTGGTACGTCCGCAACCTCCGGGTCGGTGATCACATACTACAACTTGCCCGTGGCAAACCCGAATGGAAACACGTACACATACTACGCCTCGAATCAACCGTGGTCGTCCAAAGTGATTTACAACTTGAACTATGCAGACGTTGAAGTGAAACAAACTGCCAGGTCGGCGTGGTCGATATCCTACGGCGGTTTAGTCGATACGCTCAACTACGTGCGCAACATTGCGCTGACGGACCGCAATGTGTGGATCATGGATATCAGTTACGGTGCGGGTCTCGGAAACACGTACTCGTCTCTCTCAAACAATCTCTCGAACGGCGATGTTCTTAAAGTCGGATCCGGAGAATACCTTGCGGCAACAGAACCCACGATTATAAAGTCAATTACTCTTGAAGGTCCCCCCGATCGCTCGGCAATTTTCGGTGTCGCACCCGGTGTTTCGACATACTGCCTGAAAATTCAGGGAGACAACATTACCGCGCGAAACCTTACCCTCACGACCTGCTACGCACAAACAACATATACGCGCGGCGATTACTTGCTGTTGGCGTCGGGATCAAATTTAACCATCAGCGGCGTTGCCAACGTGATTCCCAGTCTTAGCAACATCCTCATCGAAAACATGACGATCGTCAATCCGTATACTCTGAACAGCACTGCTTCGGAACTCCAGTACTGGCGCAACCGACGCGGAATCTCGTTCAACTCGGTGTCCGGTCTCACGATTCGCAACTGCACCTTCCCCAAGACGTGGAACTACGACATGACGCTCGCGTCGTGCCGCAATGTGTCCGTAACCAGCAACACCTTTTACGCTTCTGCGTGGTCGACACTGGCGTTCGTCACGACGGCGCAAATCATGATGAAGTATTTCCTTTCCAACGATTACTCGGAATACTACTCTTCAAACATCAACGTCGTCAATAACACTTACCTGAATTTCGGAGACACGTCGATTACGACGGTTATCGCGAACCCGTCGTACGGAGCGGGCGCAACTGCCCCTACCTACATCACGCCCTTCCAGGCGCCAATTATGACGTTCCAACCTGCGTCGTTGAGTTATGCGATCACCTACAGTTCCAATGCAGGGTCAACCGTTCAGATCCCCTCCGACTTCCGCTACTCGTTCGTATCAAGTCCGCTGCTCGCGTACGTCGCCCGGTCGCCGCTTGATATTCCCACAACATTCTGGACGGGGGGTGCGTCCAATGTTCCAGTGACCGACCTTCTGAGCAACACGGCGGTCTACCCTCCCGGGTACTGCCCGTACAGCAACCGCAATGTCTACCTGCCCACGCTCGTTCTTAGCACAAGTCTCACGAGGACGAATGTAACCGTTACAGTGGACCCCCTCATCCCCTACGCGACCTACGAATTTTCGCTGGACTCCAATGTCGTGCAGACCTCCAACGTCAGCGGGTCGTACACGTTCTCGGGCGCAGGACTTGCGGATGGGCAGCACGTCGTCTCCGTCACGGGCACGGACGGGTACGTCACTTCCGACTCCTCCACGGTTTATTTCACGTTCGACACCACACCCCCTTCCATAAACCTTCTCACGGTATCCACGCCAGACATCTCCGGAAAAGTCATCGTGAACTTTGAGGTGACTGATCCCGCGGGCGTGGCGATCTACACCACATACCTGAACGACGTGTCCTACGCCGACAGTCCCTCGCTCCCCGAAACCGTCCAATTGCCATTTGGGGTATACGACACGTACACTATCAAGGTCGGTGCGAAGGATACGCTCGGAAACACTGGGTTTTCATCACCGCTCACGGTCGTGTACGCCGCGACTCCCGGACAATCGCAGGATATTCCCGTAGACCCTGCTGCAAACACCATCCAACTCAATATCGCCGGAAATGTTGAAGAAGTTCCTGTTGTGCCTCAAAATGCTGCTGCAGAGACAGTTCTGTCCGGAACCATTCCGGACGGAGGGTATGTCTTCGTAAAAGACCCCGTCACCAACACAGGGTCGGCAGTGTTGTTCGCAAATACGGACATAGGAAACAAGGCGAAAGACGCTGCATCGAACGGGGTAACTAACCTTGCTATCTCGAGACAGGGCGGCGGCGGGCAAGATATCGCGACATTTGCAAAGGTTGGAACGTCCGAATCTCAAGCGCCGATAACAGACACCAAAACTATACAGGGACAAACTGTGAGCGGAACTGTCAATAAGACCGATATTGCGGCAGGTAATACCGTCATATTTGGAATTCAAAACAGCATTCCGAGTCCTCCGCAATTAGACTTATACTTCAAATACGTAGATCCTGTAGGTGCCTTCATTCCTGACGGATTCGAAATTTACACGGAGTTCGAGGCGCCGCAGTTTTCGAGGATGGAAAAGGTCGGCATTAACCGCTCAGACGACAATCAACAAACATATTCATTCGACGGTTACGCATATAAAAAGGCGGGGACGGTATCCACCTTCTCATTCACCTTCGTTCGCAATTCAGACTACAGAATTGCCATGGCGTACGGCAGCGGCATTGGCGATCCATACATCATGACCATCCAGGGAAACCTCTACAAGATCCCGCCCTTCAACGGACCCATGCGACTCTACCAGGGCGCGGTCAACGGTCAACTGCTCACCGTCAACGCAACGACACGCATCGACGACGATAAAGAATCAATGGACGGCGACACGAACGCAGTCATTCAGACATTGACGAAACCTACGGGACTGCACAATTTCGGGATGACCGACGCAATGTCCTTTTTTGAAAAGATTTACATTCGCTTCGGCAGCAAGTCCATGATCGTGAACGTATATCATAACGAGTTCCGCCTGGAAGGTCCTGAAACGTGGGAGGTCAAGAACGCCGGGCGTGTCGAAAAGATCGGGAACACCTTTGACTTTTACAGCAATTTGAGCGCGCGCAACTACGAGATTTCCCCCTGCCCGGGCGTTACGGTGCGCATCGGAATCATACCGATCCGCAGCGTGCGCAGTTCGGTGGATATCTTTGCGCCGAACATGGAGGGCGGCAACGGCGCGTTCGTGCACCGCCTGAGTCGCAAGGCGATGACGCTCCGCAAACTCGCGAGCGAAGCGCCCGTCGAACGGCGCGACTGCCCCATCAAGCGCACCCTCGGGGAAGTATTCGTGTGTAATGATTTCTCAAAGGAAAAACAAATTCCGTTCGTAGGATAAACCCGAAGATGCTCCCGTACATTGCTGAATTTTTGGGGTCGCTGCTCTTCTTCGGAACGATCGCGTTCAGCGGGAACGTGGTATACGTTATCGCCTCTTTTGCGGTAGTCCAGGGGCTGATTGGCAAGATTTCGGGGGGTCACATCAACCCCGCGGTTTCGCTGTGGGCGTGGGGGTCGGGCAAGATCCCGACGGCGACGCTCGGCATGTACGTCGCCGCCCAGGTGGGGGCGGCATTGACGGTGGTCATGCTCCAAAGTGTGGCATAGGAGTAGGAATGCCCACTGCTTCTGCCCGCGACGCGTATGTACTCGAGAGCATACTTCCGCGCGACACCTTGCGGATCGTGGCGAAATTCTTGGGTCCTCGAACAAGTCCTCCCCCAACTCCTAAACGCAAAAATTCAGCGAGCAATGCGACTGATTACACCGGAACTGCTAAGCAAATATCACTGCTGCGCAATTCGCCGAAACTGACGGCGATGGGATTCTACGGACTGGAAGACGAGTTCAACATTTAGACTAGACTATCATTCTCACACCCGCGAGCAACGAGAACGTCAGCATCGTGATCCACGCAAGGAGGATCACCATGACCGGATACGCCTCCTTCATACCGATAGTGCGCACAAACTCGGTGACGAAATCCTTGTCTTGGTCGACCTCGAGTTCGAGAGCAGGCGCATTTGACTGCTGGTGCTCCGCGTCCTCGTCTGAATCGGGCGGCGAGATGGGGACGAGACCCGGCATGTCGTCGTCAGAGTCCTCGTCAGGTCCGTCGCGGTTCACGTACAGGAACACGCGCACGTTCATGTCCGCTTTGGCGCGGCACGCCAGCATGTGTGCCGAGTCTCCGTTCGGCGCATGTATGCGTATCGCCGTTGGGTCTACGTCGTAGAGTATCTTTATCGTGTCGAGCGAGCAGCAGCAGCGGGCGGCGAGTTGGATGGGCGTGTGCTCGGCGACACCGACGGTCACGGACAGCGCTGCCGGGTTTTCCTTTGCGACTGCTTCGATGAGATCCGGACTCGTGCGGCGCGTAATGAGGTGGTGCAGCAGCATCCACCCCCACTTATCGACCTCGAACGCCGTCTGCGGGCACTTCCGGAAATACTCGAGCACGGTCTGAGTGGGTTCGCGGTTCGAATTCAGCATCTCGTGAATCTCGTTGTATGCGTTCTGGATCTCGCCCGCGCTGTCGACGCTCTCGGTGGCGTCGGAGTCGGAGTCGGAGTCGGAGTCATTGAGTTCCTTCTGCTTGTCTACGGCGTAGCGCGAGATTTCGCGCGCTACCTCGTTGATTAACCCGTCCGGGATATCTCCAATCAAATCCAGCATCTTCTCCACAACCTGGTCCTCTGTCGTCTTGTCGTCAATGTTGAGATCCTTGATGGCGCGCGCAATCCACATCCGGGTATCGTTGTTGTTGCTTGTAGACATTCTGCTCGTGTATGCTTTTTCACCCCGGCGGCGCGCCCGATCCGTTTTGCCATTCTCATTTCATTTGAGGCGGAACAGAAAGAGCACCTGATTCAGGTCGGCGAGAATCTCGTCGCGAATGTTCAGGAGGTCCGTGTCTTTCGTCTTGTTCAAAAATCGCGGAAGATCGCGGGTCAACCACTCTATTCCCGCCTTCAAAAGTTCTGCTGCCTTCTTGTCGATCACGTTGTGCACCGTGATTTTCATGTTTGCCCCCGAAAACGTTGGCGGACCGTGTTTGCCCATGTAGACTTCTACAAACTTGTCAATGTTCTCGTCCAGCGAGGTTACGAGATCGTCCGTCGACTTGTGCCGACTGAACGACATGGTTTGCCAGTGGTAGACCTTGACCTGGTTGCGCAGGGTCAGCATGACGTTGATGATGTCCGCGCTCATTATTCCTTGAGATACACTTTACGAAAACGGATCGAGAGTTTCGTAGGGGGGTGAAATATATGACAGCAGAACAGAATGATTGAAGACAACGAAGACCTAGGACTGAACGTGCTATTTGGCGGGGATTACCAGGATGAATACTACGAGACGTTGCGTGCAGAAGATGGATACATGCAGGCGCTTCACCGCATCATGACGTGGGAAGATGAATACGACGACGATCCTGCGATGGGTGTTGAAACGCTGGACCTGTCGGGTCTGGGACTGAAAACGCTGCCGCCGCTGCCCGATGGAGTGCGGATTCTGAACTGCAGCAACAACCTGCTGGAGACGCTGGGCGAGGACTACGATTCGCTGCCTAGCACGATCATCATGCTGGACTGCGGCAACAACCGTTTGACAGCACTGCCCGACCCGCTGCCGCCCTACCTCTACACGCTCGACTGCGAGGACAACAAACTGACGCGCTTGCCGGCGGTCCTGCCCCATACGATTACGCGCCTCTACGCGGACCGCAATCAGATCACCGAGTTGCCTGCTGTGCTGCCAGAGAACTTGGAAATGCTGTCGGTGGACGAAAACCTGCTGACGGAACTTCCCGAGGCGCTTCCTGCGACACTGCGGGTTCTCTACGCCAGTAAGAACCGCTTGACGCACTTGCCTGCTGTCTTGCCTCGGGGTCTGACATCGCTCATGGTCAGCCACAACCAGATAACCGAGTTTACAGAATTTCCGCCGGACATTGACCATCTGTACCTCTGCAAGAACCCGGCGCCCGGACCTCTGCCTCCGCTTCCGCCCGCGCTCAAGCGACTCACGGTGTGCAGTCTGGGCATAAAGGCGCTGCCTGCTCTGCCGCCGAGACTCGAGATGCTGCGCGCGTCGGAGAATAAACTGACGTCGCTCCCCACGCTGCCCGCGACGGTTACGGACATTTGCGTCGGTCATAACTACCTGACGTCGCTGCCACTGCCGCTGCCGCCCAACTTGGTAGTGTTGGCCGCTGTCTGGAACCGCCTCGGGCACTTGCCAGACCCCGAGGAGTTTCCAAAGACGATCACAACCTTCTGGTTTGACGGCAACGCCCTGCCCAACGAGGAGGAGGGCGAGTCGTTGGAAGAGTATCTTGCACATGTCAAGCGCCTGTTCGCCAAGTATAGGGCGCGCATCACGAAGCGCACGGAGGCGATCTTCGAGGAGATGATGGCGCTCACGTGGCACCCCGACCGCCTCGCGCGCCTCATCGAACAGCACGGCAACTCTATGCAGTGGAACCACGAAGAGCAGGCGTACGTCCCCGGTTTCGACTTTACAATGATGAACGAGATCTTCTGAACCTGCTGCTGCTGCGTCTGCGCAATGTCTTCTTGTTGTGTATGCGCCCGCGCCCGCGCCTAGTCATCTTCCTCCGCCTCCGCCCGCCCTCCGGCGCCTTTACGGAAAATCCCCTCAAGTTATCGGGGTCGTATTTCGTTCCGTATTTTTGGTTGTATTCGAGTATCAACCGCGCGCGGTCGTTTGGCACAAACCCCTGCTTCAGTTGTTCCTTCTGAAAATCAGTGAGGTTGCTGTCTACGTAGTCCTCGATCGCAGGAGCGCCTGCGGGTAGCGTTGCCTTACTTTTTGGCGGGGGTGTGGACGCCATCTGCTCTGCTCTTATCTAAACGCAGCGAATTGAAAAATAGACATTACGATGTTTTTTTGGTTATTTTGTTTTTTGTTTTTTTACTCGATCGCCTCCAACCAGGGCGCCGCCTCCTCTGCAGTCAGACCGAGTTCCGCGATGACCTCGTTCGCGCGGCGCGTGCGGTCCTCGAGGTTCTCCATGGCGCCGATGAGCGCGAACTGCTGCTGCAGGATCTCGCCCTTCGGTTGCGGCACCACGATCTCGACGCCCGGGACGAAACCGCTGAGGACGTTCACGAGGCGGTTGGTGTGCCCCTGGCAGCACATGCGCACCGCCTCGGAGCACTCCTGGAACATGCGCTTCTCGAGTTCCGCGCGGCGCTCGCCGTCGTTCTCCTCCGACTTGACGTAGGTCCACAGACCCGTCAGCAACTTGCGGTACATGTAGTCGTCCGTCGTGAAGCAGGACTTCTGGTTCCACCACGCCCGCATGTCCGCGTGCAGCGCCGCGTGCTCCTGCCCCGTCCACAGCGCCTTCAACTCGCCGAGCACCTTGGACTCGTCGTCCCACCCCGACGGGATCTTGACCTTCAAGAGGAAGTCCATGCCGCGCGCCGCCTGCTGCACGACCTCGGACGCGTGCACGCTCTGCCTGGACGTCGCAATGCCCGCGAGCGTGTTGGGCGCTGCAGCGCCGGCGCCGCCGCCGTTGAAGAGGCGGTTCCACAACTCGTGGCGCTCGCGGTCCTCCTCGATCACGACCGCGTCGTCGCGCGGAGGGTAGATCGCCGCGATGACTCGGATGTTCTCCTCCGACTGCTCCACGCCAAAGTCAATCAGGTGGCGGAACACGCGCATCGACACCCGCTGAATCTCCCGCATGATGGCGGCGTGCAGCGGGACGCCCAGCGCCAGCGGCGGGCGGATCGCGCGATACGCGTCGTGGATCTTGCGGAACAGCGCCACTCGCTGCTGGTGGCGCTCTCGGTGCGCGCGAACAAGTTGATGGTGCGCGCACTCGTTGTGCGCGTTGGCAGCAGTGATTCCGCGCCGGCACCCCGCCCTAGAGCACGGCGGAAGCGCGAGCACGTCGACACCCAGCGCGTCCACCGTGCGCGCCGTGCCGCGGTGCCTGGCGCACGTCGGTACTGCCGCGCTCTCTCCGTTGTGCGTGCACTGCGTCCCCGCTCTTATGACGCCGATACAGCGCGGCGGCGGCGCGATCCAGTGGCGATGCGTGCCGCACTTGTCGCTGCCCTCCCTGGCGTTACGCCCGCATCTCTCGCCTGCTCTGTCTCCTGTCTTCAAAGTCGCAATGCATCCTGCTCCTGCTGGCATCTTGTCTGTCCTGTTCTTCTTCGTGTCTCTTGGTCGTAGCGTGATTCGATTTGCTTTGCTTTCTTGTCTGTCTGTCGCCCGCAGTTCCGACGCACACCGACTCGCCGATCCGTTTTCGTCAGTGACAAAAACGGATCCGTGAAATGGCAGGAAACCAACCGCCCCCACGACGAATATAACTATCCCCCAATAGTTGTAGCAAGCAAGCACAGCAAGCAAAGTGTCTAGCGTTCAATTCTTCGAGCAACTCAAGAAGATTCTGCAAGATGTCGTCGTTGATGGAGGGGGGAGCGCAGCAGCATGTGTCCCGTATTATTGCGACCCTGCATGCAGTGCTGGATTTCTCCGCGGACCGAGTCGCGGAGGAGTTGGAGCAGGTGCCGCAGGCGGAGATGGATGCGGTTCTGGCAGCAGTAGCGCGCCATGTAGTCCAGTATCAGTCGATGCGGGATTCGATGAGCGAGATGGATCGCCCGGGGGCGTCGTGGGATTCGATCGTGGAGCGCGAGCAGGACGCGGTGGACCTCCCCTACGTTCGGATGACGCAGTCTGAGTTTGAGGCGGAGAAGCAGCGCGCGAAGCGGGACCGGCGGTTCCGCGACTGGCACGGGTGGCGCGCGTGGGTCGAGCGCGTCGACGGCAAGCGTCGCAGTGCCGCGCGCGCGTCTCTGCCGCCCCGCCAGCGCTCGCTGCTCGAGATGCTTCAGTCCGACCGCCTCGAGATGCTCAACTACGGTCATGCGCTGTTTGTGACCGCAGAGGCGCGCGACAAGGCGCTGCTCGACATCGAAGCAGAGATTCGGCGCATAGGCGGGCGCGTCGAGCGCACGGACGAGCAGCGCGAGGCGATTACGAACATCGAGGCGCGCCTCCGCCAGGCGCGCGCGGTCAAGTCGTGCCGCTGCTTCATCGCCGCCGAGATGATCCGCAAGTTCGTGGTGCGCAACAATACGAAGTCGGAGTGCGAGTACTGCTTCGACGCGTTCAAGCGCAAGCGTGGGGACGAGGTGTATTGCTCGCGTACGTGTGAGAAGTTTGCGATCCGTGGAAAGTACGATTAAAATTAGAAAACCGCAAAACAAAAATCGGTATACAAAAATCAATGAAATGTGTATTGGAGAAACCGCCGTTGAAGCATAAGTCTATTCGGTTAGTGCCTCGCAACTCCCGTGGGACGGAGTTGCTAGAGCGAATGAGACGGCAAAATAAAAAGTGGGGGTGGGGAAATTTTTCAGTTCAGCAGAGGACCGACTCCAACATAGCACGCTGCTCGGGCGTCCACGGTACTCGCGGCGGTTCTGAAATGTTTAACTTGATTTTTAGGTCTCCGAAACCGCTGCCGTTCTTTTTGGGCATGCCCTTGCCGTCCATGGACAGCACCGCGCCGTGAATGAGCGGTCCCCCCGACCAGCGCAGGACCTGCTGCTTCCTGCTGGGGTGGTCGTCCAGGGTAATCACGAACCCCAGAATGGATTCTCTGAACGTTATCGTGTGCGTCAAGTGCAGGTTATCATCCTTCCACTCGTACCTCGACGGTCCGAGTCGAAGCGTGATTACGAGGTCGCCGGGCGCATCGTGCTCCGGGGACTCGGAGCACTCCCCCCCGAACACGATGTTTTCGTTCTCGCGCATGCCAGGGACAACTTTTGCGGTTACGGTATTGTCGGTTTCGACGTATCGTTCACTTTTACACTTCGAGCAAGACGAGGTGTTGCGCACGCCGGTTCCGCGGCACGTGTCGCAGGGTTGCTGTGTCTGGAACATCATGGGACCCATCTGCTGCATGACCGTGCGTATGCCACCCCCCCTGCAGTTGCCGCACTGCCTGCTCGCGTCCTTACACGCAGCACACTTGATCTTCTTCTTGAAGTTCATGTTCAATTCGAAACCGTTGTAAAAATTCTCGAGACTCAGACCCACGTTCGCCTGACTGCTGGGTCCCTTTTCGGAACGTTGCCGTTGCTGACCGCCTCCGCCACCGCCAAACATGCTGGAAAAAATGTCAGGGAACGGGAAACCTCCTCCGCCGCCGTGATGGTGCTGCTGGTCTCCACTTATGGAACCGGTCTGGTCATAGACTTGGCGGCGCATGTCGTCGGACAGCACCTCGTACGCCTCCTGCACGCCCTTAAAAACTTCGGCGTCGCCGCCCTTGTCGGGGTGGTGCTTGCGCGCCATCTTCATGTACGCCTTCTTGATCTCGTCCGCGCTCGCCCCCCTGGGAACCTCCAGTCGGTCGTAAAGCGACGAGGGCATTACTTCTCAAGCGGGATTGCGTTTAAGTTTACTTTACATGCCAAAGTCGCGCGTCATGTCGAGGACTGGCGGCGGGGCGGGAGCAGATGCAGGCGCCGCGTTTGGCGATGCAACCTGTCGCGTGACGGGCGAGGACGGCGCCGGCGGCGGCATCCGCCTGCTAAGTTGGTAGATGGACTCACGAATCGAACCTATTTCAGACAACTGCTTTGTGAGTTGCTGCTCCAACACAATTAGTCTCGAATAGTTGTCATCAAGCAACCACCGGTCGTAACCGGAGACCGTGCGCGTGCATGCGTTCGAGGCGTAGTTGGACGCCGTGTCCGTGCGACGCAGGCGGGGCGGGGACGGCGGCGGTTCGGGGAACGCGTTCGTGAACTGCGAACAGCAGTGGGTCGGCGTGGGCGTGTGTGGGGATTCCAAATCGTAGAGACGCGTGTCGTGTGTATAGTCTATGCCCGTCGAGATCGAGCGCACGAGAGGAACAGGCGAGGGGGGCGGAGGCGGGGTATTTGACATGACGTTATGCTGTTTTGAACACCCCAAGCAGGCAATCCGTTTTAACGCAAAAAGGCGCCGTCTCATTCGCTCAAGTCGCCCTTCCCAGGGGGCGACGTGGCACTAACCGAATAGACTTATGCTTCGACGGCAACCTTTTTGTTTTTTTTATTTTTTGGTTTTTT